TTTTTGCTATGAAATTGGAATGATGGTTAGTAAGTTTTGGCAGCGGCATTATATTTTACTCGAAAACAGAATAGGAATGTCATAATCGGATATGGAACAGGCGTGAAACGCGAAATAAGGATAGTAAACGGTTGCCACAATTGCGCGAATATGCGAGATTTTACAGATTGGGATGATTCGTGCCGTTACGTGTGCCTTTTAGAACATCCTGAATTAAAAAATGAATTGTTTCCACCTGGTAAATTTCACGATTATGTGAACGAACACGCTACATGTGATCGGCATGTTTTAGGTGAACCGTCAAAGCCAACCACAATAAAGCCGTTGCGGTAAAATTTGTCGTATACTAATAAAATAAAAAGAGAGGTTATCAGATGAAATATCCTACTAAAAAAGAGCTTGCGAAAGAGTATGACGAACACTACACAAAGAACCCTAAGAAATGGAGCGGAGAGGCGCGTGATTTGTTTTGCGCTGACGTTGTAAAGAAATATGATCCTATGTCGATCCTTGACGTTGGATGTGGCAACGGGCACTCACTAAAAGTGCTTGGTGATGCGTTTCCAAATGCTGAATTATTTGGTATTGATATTTCGCCGGTCGGTTGTCAGTTGGCAAAACAAAACACACGCGCAAAAATTGATTGCGTGTTTCTGGACAAATTCGATCCTGATATTATTTTTGATCTCGTTATTTGTCTCGGAACTGTTGAGCATCTAAAAGACCCGCTCGAAAGTCTCAAAAAGATGAAAGAATTGGGTAATCTCGTTTATCTTGAACTTCCTCATAACCTTTTATATTCAGAGGGCAAGGAAGGATTCCGCAGGTTAACTACCAGGTCACAGCAGCTTGAATGGCATTACACGCGCGAGAAGTGGGAAGAGATCATCAAAGAGGCTGGGTTTGAGATTGTCGAAAGTCTGGTTGGTCCGAACGCCGCGTGGGAGTTTATATGGACTCTGAAATAGGCATCATTATTGCTGATGTTTCAAATAGAATTCATGGACGTTTCCCAAATGGTGGAAATTGCGTCAATTATTTACTTGAAATTGTAGAGAGGGCTGGTGATGGAAACTACCTCGAAATTGGTGTTTTACATGGAGGGTCTTTTTGTTCTGTTGGTATCTTAAAAAGATTGTTAGGACATAAAGGAAAATGTGTCGGGGTTGATCCGTTTAATGGCTTTTACTTTGATGAAACAAAAAAATTAATTGACAGGTCTGGTGTTCCCGTTTCGACTAATACGGTAATTAAGAACCTTGATAATTTCGATGTAAAAAACTTCCAATTGATAAAAGCCAAAAGTCCTGAATTTGAAACTACTGAAAAATTCGTAGTAGCATATATTGACGGCGATCACACAAAGCAGGGCGTATTAAATGATTGGAATAAAGTCTCTCCTCTCGTGTCTCGATTTATTGTATTCCATGATTATAGGATGATTGACGGTGTTACAAAAGCGTGTGATGAAATTGCCAGTAATTCAAAAGATTGGTCAATTTACTTCAAAACAAATTATGTTTTCATATTAGAGAGAAAATGAGATTTTATATCAACCACTATCAAGTAAAAAGTGAGCCGTACAGACAAGCAATGATTGAAGCCGGACATACTGAGGATCCGCTTAATCCAGACGTTGCGCTTTTTGATCGGGATTGGCTTATTCATAACGACAACAAACCGCGAGCAGAAATATTGAAATACCCAAACTCAAAGATAATGGTGTATCCTCACTCTGCCCTACCTCCCTGGTGGTATGACGGCCTCGTTCCTTTGCAGGATTATGTTAAGTGCGTATTCGTGATCGGCGAAGGACAAAAACGCGCAATGAAAATAATCTCTCCAAATGCACGAGTTGAAACGACTGGCTGGCCGTGGAGCAAAGTTCTGCCATTCAAGAGGCCTGATAAAATTCGTAATGTATTATTTGCCGCGATTCACCCTGCAGGCGGTAGGTTGCGACCGGAAGCCATTGAAGCCAATCAATCAATCATGCGTGATTTGAAAGAACTTGACCCATCAAAATACAAGGTCACTGTAAGATTTATGGAGTCAAGAATAGCTCAGGGACTAAGTAGAGACCAGTCATTTAATTGGGTTCGTGGCGCTCCTGACAACAGCACAACCGATATTGATAATGCTGACATCGTCATAGCTGAAGGAACAATGATGTACCTTGCTGCTGCACGAGGTAAGCCGGTTATCGGAATCAATCAACACTTACCATGTAGAGCAAATAAAATGAGTGATCGTTATGTACCTCATAATTGGGATAAATACGGTCAAGATATTGCTTACCCTATCAATTATGGTGATGCTCCGTTATTAGAGTTGTTTGATCGAGCCATGATCGAGCAGACACAATGGCGAAAAGACTTCATCGGTGATCAGTTGGACTCAAAGAAATTCGCTAAAAAAGTTGTGAAGGTGTTTCACGATGAATAAAGAAATGCTGTCATTTTTGAATTTGATTTATTCACTGTGCAAACAGTTTGTAAGTTGGTATGATAAAAACATAAAGAAAATTGGAGGATAGAATGAAATATTCAACTCAATTGGCGATTGTAAGTTGGTTAAGCGTAGACATTTTGGCATGGCTTTTTATTTGGAGGGTTATTGAATCAGATTGGTTGTCGTGGTTGTTCTTTGGATTCTTTTTTATTGTTGCTGTATTTTCGTCAGCGATTTCTTCAAAGAAATGATGTTATAATGTAATTGCATTGGTGAAGCAGTGCCGACAAATTGAGTAACACTATCATCCGTTTTCAGGGCTTCACACCTGGGAGCGGATGATTTTATAAGAGGATAAAATGGCAATTACAGTTTATGGTTCTAGCGATGACTTAATAGAAATCGAAGGCGACATTGAAGAAGAGTTTAATTGGTATTCAGAAGGACCAGAAGAAGAACGTTATTTGGCATTTTCTGATGGAACTCTTTTAAGCGTTTGTTATGATGAAGATGGAATTTGGCGATTGAAGAGACTAGTAAGTGGATTGTCAAATTTCATAAAAGAAGAGGGCGATGTTGAAAACGACACGCCTGATAAAATAACACTAGACGGAATTGACATTAAATGGGTATTGTTTGGTGATGTAAAGATTATTGTAAAATAATAACAACCTTATTATTCATTGACACATAAAAAATGATGTATAATTATTAGTGTCAGGGATAACACCGGACACAATAAACAAAATGGGACGGTAATACGCCACGTTTGAGAGAAATCTTGAATGTGGCTTTTATTTTATCAAACTGGAAAACGGTATTCCTAAAAAGACCGGCGCAAAGTGACAGCGACCACTTAAAACGCTTAAGCGCGAGATAAGAAAGGGTAACCATGAACGCAAAAGATTTGATTGATTTGGGAATCGCTGAAGATGTGGCAAAACAGGTTATTGTCCTTCACGGTAAGGACATTGAAGCCAAGAAGTCTGAGATTGCCGCAGAAAAGGCAAACACAGACGCCGTTCAAAAACAGCTGGACGAAGCCAACAAAGCGATTGACGGATTCAAGAAACTTGACCCGGAAGGCATCAAGAAGGCCGCTGACGACTGGAAACAGAAAGCGGAAACTTTTCAAGCTGAAGCCGAACAGGCTAAGAAAGACGCTGAAAACAGCGTGTTGGATTACAAGTTCAATTCGCGCTTAGAGGCTAAGTTGGAGAAAGAGTTCAAGGCTAGAAATCCTAAACATGTCGTAGGTCAACTTGATAAAAGTTTACTGAAATACAATGCAGAAAAAGACGATGTTGAAGGAAACCTTGCAGATCAAATCAAACCGATTCAAGAAAAAGAACCTTACCTTTTCGATGACGGAAAAACACAGCCCAGAATTGTCACGGGCACAAGAACTCAAACCGGGAACGAACCATCTTTGGCAAGTGCTATTGCTGAAGGTCTCGGAATCAAACAATAAGGATAATTATTATGTCTATTACTTTAGCTGAAGTTAAAGCACTTTCGCAAGACAAGCTTACCGACTTCGTTATTGATGAATTTCGCAAGTCTGCCCTTTTGGAAGCTATGGTGTTTGACAATACCATAAAACCGCAGGGCGGGCAGTCAATGGCTTATGTGTATAACAGGGTCACCACGCAGCCTACCGCCGCAGGTCGCGCAATCAACAGCGAATACGTGGCGCAGGAAACTAAAACGACCCCATACACCGTTAACCTTAAACCATTCGGCGGATCGTTCGAATTGGATCGTGTGATTATCAAGCACGAGGTACAGGTAGTTCAGCACGTTCAGTTCCAGTTGGAACAGAAGATCAAAGCAACCCGCGCGTTGTTTGCGGATTGGTTCATCAACGGCGATGAGGACGACAGCGCTTTGCAGTTTGATGGCCTTGATGTTGCAATCACCGGGTCAAGCACCGAATATACTCCCGCGGCCGATATTGATCTATCAAGCTCCGCAAACATTGACAGCAACTGGAAAGTGTTCTTAGATTCACTGCGCCGCACCCGCGCGCTCATGGATGGAGCTCCAACTTTATACATGATGAATAACGACATGTATTCTGTGTTCCAGAGCGTTATGGATCGGGCTGGTATCAACCTCTTGAGCAAAGAAGGTTACGGAGACGAGGTATCAGTTTGGGGGCCGTCTATCGTTATGGCTTTGGGTGATAAACCTGGCACTTCAAACCCGATCATCCCTACCACAGCAGGCGCCACAAGCATTTATGCGGTTCGTATCGGTCTTGACGGAGTTCATGCGGTAACCCCGGAAGGAACAAGCGTGATCGAAACCTACCTGCCTACATTGACCGATCCCGGCGCTGTGAAAAAAGGCGAGGTTGAAATGGTTGCCGCAATGGCAGTCAAGGCAACTCGCTCAGCCGCCGTGCTTCGTGACATCGTTATCAACGAAGATACGTCAGAATAAAGGAAATGGGGCGGGGTAACTCCCGCCCTACACAAAATGACAACCTCCTACGTTGATTTCACTTACTACGAAGATACATATCTTGGAACCGCGATAACCGAAGCCGCTTTTCCACAGCTTGCTTTACGTGCATCTGCTGTTATCGACAGCTTAACATTTCAACAGGCCGCAGATCAAACGGATGAGGATGTTATCGACTCAATCAAGATGGCGACATGCGCGGTTGCTGAAACGATGCAGACAATCAATGATGATGGCGAAGTGGGTGGTATCAAGTCTGAATCAGTCGGAAGCCACTCTGTTACTTACGCTGACAACGCTGAAACGATGAAAAGCATTTCACAGAAATATTCAGACTCAGCAGCGACTTACTTAATTTCAACAAACTTGATGTATCGAGGGTTTTAATGTTTCCACACGATATGACGCTTTACAAGAAAACAATAGTAAGCGGGTCTGAATCATGGACTTCTACACAGATTCATGGTGTCATGTGGGAACAAAAGAAAGCCGCTAACGTTTTGAGGTCTGGATTGCTTGCCGCAGATAGTGCGGTGATTTATATCCCAATCGCTAAAGACCCATCGGCTAAAGTTGGTGATGTTGCCGTAAAAGGTCTTGTGTCTGATACGATATCTTCAAGTTTTACAATGTCGAAGCTAAAAGCGAAGTACCCCAACAATATCACGTTGAAAAGCGTTGATACTCTCGATTTTGGAAGTAAGTCTCTTCAGCACGTAAAACTATCGGGGGGATGATGAAACCTGTTATCAAAACCCCGCGTGGAACAGTGTTTATCGCAAAGAACGGGAAAGCTGTTCTTGAATGGAACACAAATTTCAGGCCAAAATGGCAAAGACGGTACAGCGCGGCGCAAAAGTTTGTTGATTCGGAGGTTTTGCGTAGATCAGAAAAATACACTCCTTTGCTAACATCAATGCTTATAAAATCAGGAACTTTGGGAACTGCGATAGGGTCAGGGCTTGTGCAGTGGATTGCACCTTACGCGCGAAGACAATACTATTCACCGAGAGCGCCAGGTAGTCAAACTGGTCCATTGAGAGGCCCTTTCTGGTTCGCAAGAATGAAAGCGGTAAGCGGAAGATCAATCATTTCGGGAGCCAAGAAGATAGCAGGTAGAGGATGACAGTAATTTCTTCGTTACAAACCTACATAAAAACATATACAGGTTTAAAAACTGACAAGCCTGTATGGGTAAACTATTTAGGGCCTGAACCAACCGAATACTCGATTGTACCGATTGAATCAAAAACGATTGAAGAATATGTAAATGGAGTAAAAATCATTGAGTATTCTTTTGCGTTTCAATCTGCTGAAAGCACGGCGGATGATCTTGAAAGATTGAGTAATGCTGGATTCTACGAGGCATTTAAAGACTGGCTTGACTCGCAAACGGAAGATGAAATACTCCCCGTTCTTGAGTCCGGTAAAACGGCTGAATTGATAGAAGCCGTAAATGGCGGATATCTTTTTGAACAAGGAGAAAGCGACAAAGGAATTTATCAAATTGAATGCCGGTTGGTTTACAGGCAAGCAAAAATAACAGAAGTTTCAGAATAAGGAGACATTATGTCTAAACGATCAGAATTCGCAACTTTTATTAACGCGGGAACGGAATTGGCAAAAGATTACGTTCTTTTGGGTGAAGGTATCACTTCTGCGGCGATCAACTACAACGCCCAAACCACCGATGAGACGTACATCAACCAGGATTCAGGGACCACCGAGCTTGACAGCTATCGCCCTACGATGCCAATTGATGCCAAACACATAGAAACAGACGAAGCCCTGGATTATCTTGATAATTTACGGCGCACTCGGCCTGTCGGGTCGGCTTCCTACACAAAGATTGTCAACGTGTGGTTGTATGAAACTGCCGTTGGCGGAGAGTACCCTGCTGAAGAGCAGGACGTATCTGTGCAGTTTGACACGTTCGGCGGTGACGGTGGAACCAAGAACAGTATGAGTCTTACCTTGAATTATAGGGGAGAGGCCACGCAAGGAACCTTCAACCCAACCACAGCCACATTTACTCCGGCTTCAGAATAACATAATCCCGGTCGAAAGGCCGGGAAATTGTAAAGGATATTATGGACTCTATTAGAATTGATACTGGCGTTAAAAGAATCCAGATTAATGACGGTCCTGATTTTATTGAATTTAACCCAACTGAAGTAAATTGGGGGCGTAAATTCGAAAAACTTAGGGTAGAAGTAAAAAATCGATTGGACGAATTGAGTTTAGAAATCTCTCAAATTGAAGAGAACGAAACAAACATCGAAGAAATAAGCAAACTTCGCGATGATGTTTGTGTGTTCGTGAGAGAAAAAATTGATATCCTTTTTGGGACAGGAACAAGTCAAAAGGTTTTCGGCGATATTATGAGCGAATATGCCATTGCGTCTTTTTTGGAAGAGATAACGCCGTTCATTCAACAAGGGCGCAGACCTCTTGTACAACAATATCTGCCGAAAAAGAACAGGCACAAAAAATAAATCTATTAGTTGACGATCTTCAAGATTCCGTTGAAATAGACGGAAAAGCATATTCGTTAAATACTGATTTTAGAGGGTGTTTAAATGTTTTACTTGCGTATGAAGATCAGAATTTAACTGATAGTGAAAAGCAAGAAATATTATTGGTAAACCTTTATCCTGTTGTTCCTGAAAATCTTGAGTTAGCAGTCAAAGAAGCGCTTAAGTTTATTGATGGAGGCGAAGAACACAGAGAGAATAACGAATCCAAAAAACCAAGAGTTTACTCATGGAAAAAAGATTCAAGTTTTATTTTTTCTGCTTTTAAGCAAACGCACGGTATTGATCTTTCGAAGGACGAATTGCATTGGTGGGTTTTTCTTGCCTTATTCATGGACTTGGGAGCAGATACGGCTTTTAGCAGGATCATTAACTTAAGGTCAAGAATAAAATCAGGAAAAGCAACGAAAGAAGAAAGAAGCGCCGCGAGAGACATGGGAGACATGTTTGATGTCGAAGATGATGACATAAAGTCTGTTGAAGATATTGAAAATAGAGACGCCTTTATGAGCAAAGTGAGGCAACATGTACGATCCTGAAATAATGAATGAGTTATTAAAACAACCTGGTGTTAAAAAAAATGTCAAGAAAATGAAGCCAGAAACTCTTGAATGGTTTAAAGAGTTGTTGGTTAGTCAAGGAATTTATTCAAAGTATATCAGGGAACGTAAGGAACATAAGTAATGGCTTATGATGGAAGAATAAGAATTGATACATCCATAGATAGCAAGGGGTTTAATACCGGTGTTTCTTCAATGGTTGCCGGATCAAAAAAACTGCTTGCTATACTTGGCATAGCTTTTAGCATTAAGGCTGCGTTTGATTTTGGGAAAACAGCCGTAAGCGCAGCCGCCGATTTATCTTCCGCAATGGTTGGATTACAAAGTATTGTTGAAGGAACAGGTAACAGTTTTAGTCAAGCAAAAGGATTTATTAATGATTATATTAAGGACGGTTTAGTACCGATTACGAACGCAACCACTGCATATAAAAATCTATTGATGCGTGGTTATGATACTTCTCAAATTGAAAAGGTTTTAGTTGCATTAAAAAACAGTGCGGCTTTTGGAAGACAGGCTTCATTAACTCTTGGAATGGCCGTTCAGTCTGCTACAGAGGGTTTGAAAAACGAAAACTCTATTCTAGTAGATAATTCTGGTGTTACAAAAAACGTAACGATGATGTGGAAAGATTATGCCGCTTCAATTGGAACAACCGTAGGTTCATTAACAAAACAACAAAAAATTCAAGCTGAAGTAAACGGTATCACTGAAGAAACAAGATTCCAGATGAACGATGCAGCAAAATTATCCGGAGCTTATGCCGGTCAAGTAGCAGCTCTTGGAGTGTCTTTTTATAACCTTAAAGTTGCTATTGGAAATTCAATCATACCCATAATTTCTGCAGTTATGCCAGCGATTAAAAAAGCTGTTGACTGGTTGGTTATTTTCTTTAACAAAGTTGCTCAATTTATGAGCGTCTTATTTAATGTGCAAATAAGCGGGGCGATAGATTCTATTAATGGGCTTGCGGATAGTACCAATGACGCAGCGGACGCACAAGAAAACCTCGCGGACGCAACAAAAGAAGCCGGAAAGGCGGCAAAAGGAGCATTGGCTCCATTTGATGAATTAAATGTTTTACAGATGGAAACTTCTGATTCAACATCGTCTAACGCTGCTACTACAGATGTTGCAGGTGTTGGTGCTATCGGAGATATAACAGATAGCATGACTGAAATTGACCCGAAAATAAAAGAATCTGCCGAAAAAATACGCGCGTGGTTTGTTGATGCGTGGACATGGGTAAAACAAGCAGCGATTGATACATGGGATTGGATAAAACAAGCCGGAATAGATACCTGGAATTGGTTAGTAACCGCATGGGGCAATATTGGTACGTTTTTTACCGATCTTTGGGAAGGAATAAAAACGGGTGCGTCTACGGCTTGGGAGTGGATATTATCCGTGTGGAATCCTATTGCAGAATGGTTTTCTACTAACGTCATTGCTCCGATATCTGAATCATTTAGTAGATTTGTTGATGCTTTAAAAGAATTTGCGAACGTAATTTACGAAGGATTCATTAAGCCTGTCGTTGATTGGTTCATGGTTAATTTGTGGCCAATAATTAAAAAGGTTTTCTCGTGGATCGGAGATTTTATTAAATCTGAATTGTCTGTATTGGGCGATCTGTGGAAAAAGTTTGCTGACTGGATGGTCAATTTATTCTCTGTTTCATGGGAATGGTTGAAGAACGTTTTTAAGAATGTTTGGGATTTGATTGTTTCTATATTCAAAAATGTTTGGGTAATGTTTTCTGGTGTTGTAAGTGGAATTATTGACACTTTTACAGGAATCATTACATTCTTGACCGGTGTTTTTACTGGAAATTGGAAAAAAGCCTGGGAAGGAATAAAACAGATATTTGAAGGAATATGGAACGTTGTAGCATCAATATCTAAAGGGGTGATCAATACAATAATCGACTTAATAAACGCTATGATTAGAGGAATCGTTTCGGGAGTGAATGCGGCCATCAATGCGTTGAATTCGATACATATAAATATTCCAGACTGGATTCCTGGCGTTGGTGGTAGGAGTTGGGGAATAAGTATTGGGCAAGTAAATGCACCGCAAATTCCAAGATTAGCCACGGGTGCGGTAATTCCTGCAAACGCTCCCTTTGCGGCCGTTTTGGGGGATCAGAAATCAGGAACAAACATCGAGGCACCTGAAAGCCTTATCAGAAAAATAATTCAGGAAGAAATGGGAAGCCAAACTCCTCAGCGAGTAACTATTGATTTCGGTAATTCATCATTATCTA